CCAGTAGGCCCGCTCTCTGATGTGCGGGGCACCGATGCTCGCTGACGTAAACGGCACAAGCCCAAAGGCGTAGTCCACTCCTTCCAGGTCTGTTTGTACAAGGTCGAACCAAGCATTTGCGTTACCTGCTGCAACCTGTTCGCCAAAGACATGCTGAGGTCGGCACTCGCTGATGAGGTGGAAGAAAGCGGGCCATAAGTGCCGCTCGTCAGCAAATCCATCGCCTTTGCCTGCCGGGCTGAAAGGCTGGCACGGGCAGGAGCCTGTCCAGACTGGTTTATCGTCGGGCCATCCGGCGAGACGGAGGGAATGAGACCACACGCCGACACCGGCGAAAAAGTGGCACTGGGTGAATCCGCGTAAGTCGTCTGCTGTAACATCTTCAATACTCCGTTCGTCAACAATTCCTGGGGCTATCTGTCCTGCGTCGATTAGGTTTCTCAACCATTGCGCAGCGTATGGATCAATCTCGTTGTAATAGGCTGTCATTTGTTCTTGTCCTGCGACTACGCATCCGTAACCACCTGACATCAGTGAGGTGGGATGAGTAATCGAAGCTGGGTATTTGGGATGGATTTGGTTCTGGCTTGCGTTTAGTGCGGGTTGTGACGCGGAAAATCATATTGTCTATCGCGATTTGGGTAACGCTTCGTCGTCGTGTCATGCGACCACCTTAAGCGTTGCTGGCCTCATTCTTCTTCTGCCGTATTCCATCAGCGTATCGCGATCAACAGTTGTCATTCGGCAATCGCCAGCGCGTGGGTATGGATGCCAGATAACCAGCATTTGGCCTTTGTTATTCCCTGACACCGGTTTGCCAGTTGATGCGCTCAGGAATGCCAACCGACCGCCAGTAATAAACCTTACCTCGTGCGCCGTCTTAATCGCCTCGAGAAACCAGCCAACCGAACAGTCGGCGTTGAGTAGCATCACTACACCGGTCCAGTTATCTGCATTCTCCTGAGCAGCCTTTTTCACGAATGGCATCGGCTTGCTGTACGGCGGGTTAAGCCAGGCATATCCGGGAATGTCCGGCATCACTTCATTCCACGGCGTTTTGAGCGTGTCCTGATATTCGGTGATGAAGTGGTTGCACAGACTGTTATCAGCGCTTGCAGCGGCATCCAGCACAAAGCAGAACTCAGCGTTCAGTGCGTGAAATATCTCAGGCGGGGTGCGCCATCTGTCTTTGTCTTCTGGCGGGGTATTTGATTTGTCGGTCATCGTAACCTCAGAAAAAGGCGTATAGCTGATTCAGCACGTTCTGGTCGGTAGTGCGGCCAAACACGTGCTTTATCGCTGCGTTAATCATGGCGTTGTAACAGCGCTCGAATTCATCAGGTTCCATGCTGGCGTAAGACAGGCTCTTTGCTTCTGTCCTCACTTCACCGTTCAGCCTCACCGTCTGCTCGTAGAATCCTGCCAGTATCGTCAGGTCTTTGCGGAACCTGTCGAATTGCGTGGCTTCGTCCATATGCTCTAACCCGGCACGATTAGCGCACCAGTGCTGGAAGCAGAAGTTGAAGAAGGCGAACATCTTGCGGTGAAAAGCGGGCTGTCTGGTTATCTTGATTTCGGCGGTATACATCTCGCCGTTTTTGAATCGCCGGATCCTTTCGATGTCTATGTCGTGTGCAGGAGAAAATACGCCGCCTGGGTGTTTTACTAAGTCTATTTGCAAATAGTCCTCCTGTAAGGGCTTATATTTTACCTCGCTTACAAGGCATCCCCTGTATTACGATATTGAAGTAGATAACTAAAGAAGTGGAGAGGTTATGAGCAATGTAATTTTTAGCACCATTGTTACTGGTGTTTCTGTATTTGTATTAGGTCAGATATTAGTAAAGTGCATACTTGACCCCTACATTTCATTCAAGGAGCAGTTAGGCATGCTCTCGGCTATTCTTTTACGCGAGCAACACAAGATCGTTAATATTAATGCCAATAGTGAAGTGATAACAGAAATCAGGCTGTCATCGGCATTACTTTTATCAAAAGCAAATGCAGTTCCAATGTACTCGTTTTTTGCTAAATTCCGTTTACTACCTCCATACAAAAATGTCATTAAAGCCTCAGGCAATCTGAACCTTATTGCATACTACTTAGAAGAAAGACGGAGCGCTATTTCCCCTGGGAATAGGGATGCATATGTTGCGGTGCAAAATTCACTCAGTTCTATAGGCAATGAACTAGGAGTGATTGTTTGTTATAAATCTTAAAATAAAAAGGCCACTGTGTAAGTGGCCCTGTTAATCTCCTTCGCCTGTGAAGACCGTCCATTTTCCGACGCCTTCCCATCGACCGTATCTGTTGCTCGTCGCGTCATAGCTCCTACCAAAAACCTCATAGCAATACAGGAATACATGTAGCCATGTTTTTTTGGGTTTAACGGTTGGATGCCTACGATTTATCGCCATGTACCAGCGCGTTTGGCTTATTGCTTCTACAGCAGGCCAGATGAACCATACCCATGCTATGAACAGGATGAATATCGCCAGCAGCGCATTAAGAGCGATGCCTGACGCCATCAGGTAAGTGCTCATGGCTGACTCCAGTTGTCTTCTATCGCGACACTAAGCCGCTGTAGCCAGTTAGCCAGCTTTAGCGCCGCCTCACGCTCTGACAGGTTCGCCGGGAAATCGTCAATATCAACAAATGCTCTCGCGCCGTGTCGGTCTTTCAGAATGACAAGATTTTGCTCAAGCGTCGTTCTGGATACCTGGCTGTAATGGGACAGGACGAAAACGCTTCTCTCCTCGCCGGTTTCCCTGTTTCGGCGATATTCGATTAACTCTGCTTTGCTGCTCACGCCAGTTCACCTCGCGATTGCCAGAAGAAAAAACAGCTATCCACAAACGGATCGTCATAACCCAGGTGGGTGCGGGATATTTTGAATTTGTTGCGGAAGATACTGCGGAAAAGTGACTCGAATCTGATGCGCTCGGATTCCATCAGGAGTTACCCCCTCGCAATTTGAACCGCTGGCGAATCTCAGCGATTTTATCCAGGCCTTTTTCGTTACTGACCGGGATATGCAGTTTAGGTATCTGAACCACCGGGGCCGGAATGCTTTCTCCAGCTTCAACGCGGCGGGCCATCTTCCGCAATTCTTCTGAACAACGTTTTCTCAGCTCATTCTCTGTGAGGTTGAACGATCGCATCTGGTCATACAACTTCGTGACCATCCAGTAACAGGCATTTGATTTCCACGGATAGCGCTCCGGCGTGTCGTACTGGCATTTCTTCGCACAATACTGCATCACCATGTCGTGAAGCTCAGCAGCGTCAGGTAGGCCATTGGCTTTGAAATCCGCATCCTTGCACCATCCGATAAACTGACCCGGCGAAGGCCAGAAAGGGGAATCGCTTGCCCGCGCGTGGGCCATTCCAGCGCGAAGTTGCTCCTTCGTCCTGATGTCGTTTTCGGCAAAAGCGGCGATCCACTGGCGCTTGGCTGCTGCCTCATCACGAGGGTCTTTCAGGGCGGTACTGACTGACGCCGGGAATAGCTGTTTCAGGTTGGTGAATAGAATGTCTACCAGTCGCTCAGCGTCATCATTGACGCCACGGTCTGGAAGGTGGTTTCCGTCGCCAGCCATCTTCGCCAGCGCATTACCGTCACGATTTTGAATTGCCTGAACAAGATTTCTCATAAGAATTCGTTCTCCCATGCTTCACGGTCATTCCAGTGCTGGCTGGTTGCCTGAAGTAGGTTTCGTTTAGGTGGGTACTTTGGTTTGAACAACCCCTGATAACCGTTGGCGATGCTCGTGTTGATTACGTCTGCCGGGTTATGCCCGATATCAAGACATTCCTTCAAGAGCCTGAAGGCTGCGTTTACTGCGAGTTCCGTCTTGATGGGTTTTTTCATGTCAGCCCGGTTTTTAACCCAGGAGTGCCATGCCGGTTTATCAAGCCATTCAGGAACAGGAATACTTAACGGATCGAATGACTTCGATTCCCCCCTGGGGGATTTAGGGGGTTTATTGTTTTTAGTCTTGTTAGGTAATGTCTTGTTCTGTTCATCGGGTGGTTCATCGGATGGTTCATCGGCTACCAGCCTCAAAGCCGCGCCACCACTGGCTTTGGCTTTATCGGATGGTCTATCGGATGGTTCATCGGGTAAAACTGACTGATAATCGGCATAATTTGTGATCGTTATCACAGTGCCAGACCGGTTCCCTTCAGTGGTTATCATCCCTTCCCTGATGAAGAAATTAAGCATCCTCGTCACTGCCTGAGGGCTTTTTTCTTTGTTATCCTGATCGCGTAATTTTCTCGCCAAAATCGCCGCAGTGGTAACCAGTTGACCGCTGGATAGTTCCCACTCCTTGCTGGCAAATTCGACTGTTCTTTCCCGGTAAGAAGCTTCTCCCAGAAGACGAACCCATAAGGCGAGTTTTGCCGTATCTTTGGCCCAGTCTGTTTGCAGAAGGCTTCTGAACAGAGAGAAGTGACCAAGTCTTTTGTTCTCCATTCTGTTGCTCCTGAAGGAACCAGGCTCGGGGCCTGGATACTTGATGATTTCAGCCGTACTCATGCGTCCTCCCATCCGGAATTTTTCAACCACTCGCGGTATTCAGTGAGAATTTTTGATGCGCCTTCAGGTAGCGGGAGCGCAATATCAAAATCAGCGATGATCTGGATAAACTCACGCGCTTTTGCGGCGTTAAACTGCGGTAGCGCTGCGCTACGGGTGAGTTTCTTCTTACCCGCTGCCTTGGCTTTGCTCATCTGCTCGACGGCTACAGAGGACGCCTGAGGGCCATGCTCGCGTGATAATGCGACAGCGGTAGTCGCCGCCACTTCACCGGAACGAACCATGTCGATCAGCTCATCACCACACGCCAGTAACTGGAGGTGGTGATCAACATCAGCCACTGACCGTTTAACCTTCTTCGCAATCTCTGCCGGCTCCCACCCCTGATTTATCAGGCGCTGGTATGCGGCGGCGCGTTCCAGTGGCGTCAGAGGCTTGCCCTGTGAACTGGTGACCATGAAAGCGATGCGATCGGCGTCGGTACCGATAAAATCCTTACACTCAAGGCGGGGGATTTCGGTACCGGATTGCTGAGCGGCCAGCGCACCGTAATAGCGGTGGTGACCGTCGATAATCTTCACGCCCTTCTCCGTGACCTGCACGGCCAGCGGAGGGACATACTCACCGGCGATAAACGCATCGCGGAACTCTTCGACGTGTATCTGGTCGATTTCGCGAACGTTGAAACCGGGCTCGACGTAGATTTCTGCCAGCGGTACCAGGAACGTTTTCTTAACCGTTGTCTCGGTACCGTTTTTATCTTTGGACTTGTAAAGCTGGGATAGAGAACTCATAATTACTCCTGTAGAAATACACATATGTGTTGGCGTAACACAGTGTTATCAGGCCTCAAACGTTGGCGCGTTTGGGGCTTTTTCTTTGGTCAGGATTGATGCAACCTGACGGGCAAGATGTGCCATTTCGTCATCGACAACACCCCACTCCAGAACGGCGAGAAGCATCGAAAACTTGGGTATCCAGTCTCGTTTCCACCGGCTAATCTGCGCTTTATCCACACCTACAGCTGCGGCTGTTTTCTCAGTGCCGATTAATGCGATTTTGTTGAGTAATGCGCTCTCAATGCGGAGCGCCTCATTGCGTTTGTTTGCGTGTTCCATCGTTGATACTTCCCTTTAGTGAATAGTTAATGAGCGCACACCCATAACGGGTGACGCATAGATTTGTAGTCTTTTGGATTACTGCCCTTTTTCAGGGCGGGGATGTGTAAAGAGCGAGATTGATTAGTCTGAGGTTTTCTTGCTGCTCGGGAAGGGTCGAACTTCCTCGGCTTTAACTTTGCCATCTGGCAGAACGGTAACGATGATGTTACGACCTGCGCGAATGGCTTTGCTGATTGCACACTGAATAACGCCAAAATCGTTAGCGGCCTTTGCCTGACCGTGGATTTTGGCGTAATCAGCAAGCGTCATACGATTCATAGGCACACTCCATTTGGTTACCATGAATAAAGAATACTACAGGTATTTGTTTAATTCAATATGAAGGGTATTTTTATAATGAATATCGCTGGTATTACAATGCCGGTCATGGAAACGAAAAAGACATTGACGACAGAACAGCTTGAGGATGCGCAGCGCCTGAAGGCTTTGTATGAGTCCAAAAAGAAGGCTTTAGGGGTTACTCAGTACACCATTGCTGATGATTTAGGTATCACGCAAGGTGCTGTTGGTCATTACCTGAATGGCAGGAATGCGCTTAATGTGGATGTCGCTTCGGGATTTGCCCGCATCCTGCAGGTATCAATATCAGAATTTAGCCCATCGATAGCCGCAAAGGTCGCAAGTCAGGCTGAAAGCCTGAGTGGTGACACTCTTGAATATGCAGGGAAGCTCAGGGATGGCATCATTCCTGTTGTGGGTGATGCTGTGCTGGGTATGGATGGGTTGATCGATATGGTGGAGTTCCATGCGGGATGGTTGCGTTTCTACAGTTCTGACCCTAAGGCATATGCCGTTCGAGTCAGAGGTGACAGCATGTGGCCTCGTATGCAATCAGGTGAGTTTGTTGTGATAGAACCAGGCACTAAGGTTCATCCTGGCGATGAGGTTTTTGTCAGGACAAAAGACGGGCATAACATGATTAAAATTATGAATATGACCCGGGAAGGCGATTACCAGTTTGTTAGTGTTAACAGCGAACACAAGCCGATAACCATACCAGCCGATGAGGTGGTTAAGCTTCATTTTGTGTCAGGAATAATCAAGGCGACGCGCTTCATATCACTGGAAGAAACGCATAGGGTGGATCTGTTCGGTGGCCCGGCCAACATGCCATAGCAGTGGCCTGAGGATATCTTTGAGTAGGTAAGGCTATATAAGCAAAGCTGCGGATGATCTAATGGGGTGAAAGCGAAGCTATTGGTTAATTAAATATTTTCACCCTTACTTATCATTAACTAATTGTTTGAAATGGATGGGCGGACGGGTATCTAGTGGCAAAGAAAAACGAAAGCCCACTGTTACAGGTGGATGTTGACCAAATTCTTTATTGCGACAAGACGGTTGACGTCAGTGGTCTCAGGTGGGGCAAGAAGCCGCCACCAAGCAGGTCCCCTATGTGGTTACAAGCGGCTTTATCCCCGCTTGAGTCTGGATCGCCATTGCCAGGACTGAAGTTTGTTTTGCAGTGGAGGCCGGCAGACGAGTACGGTGACTATCCAAAAATTCAGATGGTCGCGCTTTATTTTGGTCGTAGGATATTTGGTGTTGATTCATACCCTAATGACAGGCATACAAATCGGGTTGCCGTCTCACATCCTGACTATGCTGAAAGCATTCTTGGGCCACACTACCACCTTTACTTTGAATCAGCATTGCCGTATGAAATAGGTTTATTAATACGGGAGAAGATAGCTCCTGACGACTTTCTGGGGCACTGGCGCTTCTTCTGCTCTAAACTAAATGTTACTTGCAATGGGGATATCCCTTTGCCAACCCAAGAAAACTCGGGACAAATGTTACTACTATGATGTGCTCAACTGTAATTTCCAGGCTCGGATTTGAATGCCTTCCAATAGGCGAAGAGTCCTTGCGAATAATCAGTCCATTTCCCTATTGTGATGATGGGGAGCACGTTGGCGCTTTCGTGCAGCACATCAATGGTGGTTTTAAGATTTCAGATCGTTGCGATGCTTTGATGAACATCGAATCGCGTGGAATTGCTCTTAATCAGAATCGGATTGAAATAATCAAACACGCACTGGCCAAAGAAGGCGCTGAACTGAATGAAAGAGGTGAAATTACCAAATGGGTACAGCATGAAAGCGACTTAGGTAAAGCTACGTCTGATGTTATTCGTGCGGGTATTCTTGCATCTGCACTTTCACTTGATTGGTATTCATCAACTCAAGCTAAAAAGTTTGAAGCTGAAGTTGTTGATTTCATTTCTAAAAGTTCAGTTTCTAATTTAATGGCTTTAAGGGAAGAGGTTAGCGGCATGAGCGGGCATAATATTGTTATACCCGTAACCATCAAGACCAATATCCCAAAATACATATTCACTTCGAGTGTAAAGGAGGGAGGATCATGGAATGGTGCATACTCACTTCTTGGGAAACTGATGGATCTTTATCAGGCCAACAACAGCATTAACAACCGTTACGTTGTGGTAGATGATGAGTCAATCGGCTCACAAATGCAGCAATTAATATTACTTTTCAATGACGTGAGCCAAGTTCTCCCTTTTGAAAGACGAAACGTCTGGTTACCTAAATTGGCAGCTTAATTACATCACCCGGCCACCGCGCCGGGTTTTTTATTGCCTGTTAGTCAACCGCAGCACTTCCCTTCCGCACTATCTCCGCTGCATCCCTGTTAACACCTTTCCCAATCACGTTACCCGTCTCTTTTCGGTACTGCTCCAGCTTTTCAACGACAGCTTCCTGAGTTATTGGATGATTGGCGAGCGATAACTCCATAATCGCCCGCCCCATAGCCGTAACCATCATGTTTACGCGCTCCTCGTCCAGATTCATAGCGCTTTCCTCGTTTAGTTTTTAACCACACCAAGCTATCACAACGAGCTGGTAAAAAAAATAAATATCTCAAGTAATCATTGGGTTGCGTTTTTTAAACAAAAATAAATACTTTGGGTATTTACTAAATAAAATACCTTGAGTATTCTTAACCCATCAGCAGGACGCACTAATCACCAGGACGGTGATGCTCATTAACAGATGGCCCTGAAAAAGGGCAAATACACCGAAGCAGACAGCTTCTGGATGATGTGAATTGCAGCCGCCAGACGGCAACCGCGAGGATAAGCGACGCGGCGCATCATCCAAAAGCTAACTGACAGGAGGATGTATGAACGCACAAGAACGCCGCCGAGAACGTCGCGCAGCTAAACAGGCAGACTGGAAATCAGCTAACCCCCTGTTAGTTGGCATCAGCGCCAAGCCAGACACCCGCAAGATTCTGTCGCTGACTCGCAAGCCGAAATCACGCGTAGAAAGCGCTGTGACACCGATTGATTTGACGGTACTGGCTGAGTATCGGGAAGAGATGGAAAAACGCGCAGAAGCAGTTGAGCGCAAGAATCGCCGCACCTATTACCGTGACGCTAACCCGTTCGGTAACAAAATCCATGCGGTGCAGAAGTCACGCGGCAAATCCACACCGCTCATTTGAGGAAATCGTAATGGAACGTTTTGCAAAACTTTTTGAAAGCTATGGCCGGCAAATTTTGGTCAAGAAAGGCGAAAACAGCGATGGGGACTACGCGTTGTGTATCTCAACCATGTTTGACGGTGCAGAAATGTCCTTCAACCTTGGGTTTGGTGATAACGAACAGGCAATGGATCATGCGTTGGATTCATTCACCCAAGAGCAGGCTGATGTTTTCGGCAAGAAATTCGAAGGACAAACGAACGCGTTTGAGGCTTTCAAGGCGCTGACAAATACCAGTGAAGAAGATGAATAAGGTCGCTTAGGCGGCCTTTTTTATTAGCAACGTTAACAGAGGTGAGGGATATGAGACTGGAACAAGGTTTCATCATTGATATCGATGTCGAAAATAAAGAAAACGGAACGCTGCAATTATCACAAGTATCGGATAAGCCTGGTCGCGGTAATGAAAATGAAACTGTGCTTATCGATAAGAAAGGCGCTGAGGGGTTAATCAAGCATCTTCAGAGATTCGTATCAGGCGAATAAGCACCTATAGCTGATTTACGAGTCAGCTATGTGAGCAATATCGCTCGTAACCGAATGAGGACGAAGCTCGTTCTGGTTAATGGAGAAATCATCCCTTGATGTTTATTTGCCGCTCGCAGTCAGGGCGGCTTCTTTTTGCCTGGAGGAAATATGACATTTGAATTTGGTGATTACGCAGAAATTGAGCAGAAAAGACATTATGCCGCCAATGAGATTTACCGATACAAGGTAATAAAGCAATTGTCTTCTAATTCATGGGTTGATGCACCTGTTCAGTCTCCGGCAACAGAAACTATTCATCCTGAAATGGAAGATGTTTGCCTCTGCATATGCTGCGGAGTTGATGAAACGGTGGTCAGAAAGTATCGCGTTAAAGATATGCGCAAAGTCCATAAATAGCCGCTTAATTGCGGCTTTGCATCTGAGTAATGGTTAATCAGCCATTAGCCACATGCAAACAATCGATACTGATTTTCATGGCTAGCCGCTGCCACCCTTTTCGACGCGGCATAAATCATCGGAGGATATATGTAACAGGTAACGGTGCCGACCGAAAACAAACATCCGAGGAATAACTACTGCTCTAAACAGGAGACGCATGCAAAGACTGCTCATCCTGTCTCTGCTGATAACGGTTTGGCTTAACCGCGATTCAGCTCCGAAGCGCAGCCCTTCATGCGGAAGGTGCGGCGCTACATCTACCGGCTTAAGGCGCTCAACAGGCGCAGAGGCACATCGTTTCAGGCGATGGGTAAAAGAGACATAAATCTGATTTAAGCCCGGTCGCCCCTGCCGATTCAGGGGCATTCATACCTCAGTCGCTTCACCGAGGCGGCTTAGTTATGCAATCACACAACCAAAGGAACCTACCCATGATGCACCTTAGCCTCGCGGGAAGCGGCGTCATGTCCGCTTATTACCCGCCTGAATCTGAATTACACCGCAAAGTTCGCCAGCTTATCCGCGCCGCAATGTGCCAGTTGAGGTCGTTATGCAAATAAACCACGCAGCACTTAAAGCAGCCCAGAACAAAGCCGTTATTGCCCGTTATTTGGGTGACGGCGTTATGTGGATGTCGGCCTACGAGCAAATTCGCAAAGCGGTGAATATTCCGTGGTACCGGAGAAAGAAATGAATACCCCTGTTAAAGACTGGTCAGACGATGCGTTTATTCGCCTGATGAAAGACCTGTTAAAGCCTGAAAAGAAAGAACAGGAGAAACAGCAATGAAACTCTCATTTAAAGAACGTCAGGAACTCGACCAGATTGTCGCGACACTGACCGATTACGATAACGAGCAAATCAGTAATCAGGTTGACCGTCTGGTTGTCAAAGCCAATCCGTTAATTAGCGCCCTGCTCGACTTCCAGCCCGACGAATTCACAAAGGATGCGGTATCCATCATGCAAGATGGCGAAGCGCTTGAAGCTGCGTTTATCGCGGTTATTGAGGAACGCATTAAGTGGGAATACGCGCTGGGTATTTTCATGAACCGGCACAGTTATAAAGGAGCGGCGTGATGAGCTTCAATATCGTTGAGTTTGTCAAAAAACAGGAACCATTATTTTGTGGAGCCCTTTCAGAGCAAACTGTTAACTGGGCGAAGGAAAGCCAGTTTGCCATTCAGCTATTCCAGAAAAACGATTACCTGGCTAAAACAGCGCTTTCCAACCCGACCAGTGCGCAGAACGCCATTATCAATGTGGCGGCCATCGGTATCACATTGAACCCAGCCAGCAAGCTTGCTTACCTCGTCCCGCGTGACGGGATGGTTTACCTTGATATCAGCTATATGGGTCTGCTGCATCTGGCGCAGTCAACCGGGTCGATTAAATGGGGCCAGTGCAAACTTGTCTACGCAAACGACACATACGAATCCAACGGGCTCGACCTTGCACCCACCCACAAATACAACGCGTTTGGTGACCGTGGAGACGTTGTCGGCGGTTACTGCACAGTGAAAACGCCTGATGGTGACTATCTCACGGAAGAGATGAGCCTGGCAGAAATTAAAGCCACCGAAGCAACCAGCAAGGCCAAGAATGGCCCGTGGAAAAACTTCTGGGAAGAGATGGCGCGTAAGACCATTGTTAAACGCGCAAGTAAATACTGGCCCAAGGCGGCGCGTCTGGATAACGCCATTCACCTTCTTAACGAAGATGAAGGGATTTATCAGGAGCCGGTAATGGCTCATGTGCCGGATGAAGACATTCAGGAAACTGAACGCCAACGCCAGCAGGAGATTATGGATAAAGCCACTGAACTCTGCGACCAAATGGAAATGGCAGAAAGCATGGATGAGCTGAAGCGTACTTTTGCCGACGCATTCAAATTAACTCGCGGCATGAAGTTGCAGCAAAACATCCAGGCTATTTACGCAGAATGCAAAGCGAAACTGGAGGCAACAAATGAGCAAGCTGTATGAGATTGCTGATGACTACGCCAGGCTTCTGGATTCTGACCTTGAACCAGAAATGATATCCGACACTCTAGAAGGGATTGAAGGAGAACTGGCGGACAAGGTGGAGCAGCTTCTTGCCATCTGCAAAAACGAAAGTGGATATTCAGAACGCCTCAGGGAAGAGGCTAAAAAGCTTCAGGAGCGCTCGGCATCAATTGATAACAAAGTAACCAGCATCAAGGCGTACATCGCAACAGCGCTTGAAAAAGCCGGAAAGAAATCCATTCGTGCCGGCCTTCATCAGGTCACTGTCAGGACGCCTTCTCGTTGTGTTGAAATCACCGATGCATCACAACTTCCAACTGAATTCGTCGAATTTGACACCATCATTAAGCCAGACAAATTAGCTATCAAACACCAACTTGAAGCCGGTAATGAAGTACCCGGCGCGGTCATAAAAACCGGAAAGCCCTCCCTGCTAATTAAATAGCGAATCCAGTATGAAACACCCAAATGACTTCATTCGTGTCGGTGCGGTCACCCTCCCCTATTCAATAAACGGCAGAGGCTGGCGCACTCCAAACAACAGAATCATCAGAAACCCGTTCAAAGCCCAACGTTATGCAGAAGAGCTAAACACAGCGCTTAAGCGGGTTACGGAGAAAGCATCATGACTGGTCAATCCTACAACCCTGATATATCCACTAACGAATTAGTAGCCCGCCACAGAGTAAAGCCTATGCCAGACAAATCGGAGTTACTCAAACGCCACAGTTTTCCGGGCCCGGATGATAACCGCTACATCAGCCTGATGATTAAAGGAGCGCGGAAATGACAGATAACAATAAGACCCTGGTAAGCGCCGGTCATGAACTGGCGTCTGAGTTAAAAGCCGACTGTGGCGCGGTAGACGTGCGTGGCGTGGCTAATTTGCTGACCGAGCTTGCATCGGCGCTGGACGTGCAGAGTGCGCGTAGTGATGCGCTGTCGGCTGAACTGGCTCGCTATTCAATGCCTGCCGGTGAGGCAGACCAACGCATGGCAGAGTCTCGCGCCGTTCGTCAGGCACTTGGGTTCGGGCAGGATGCTGATGACGTCGCACCGGTTGACCTAGTGGAGCGCATTAACGCGCTGGCGGCAGCACTCAAAGCGTCAGAAGCAAACGATGCTGACGCACGTTGTCATGTTGCTGAACTGGAAGAAAAGTGCTCGGAGTTGGCTGTTGAGAATTCTGGTATGGATGCGTTCGTTGCTGCCATGCTCTCTATCGCATGGCAAGGTGGAACTGCTGATGGTGCAGATATCGAGAATCTAGCGCTAGAAAATGGACTGCTTCGCCAGGAAGTATACAGTGCCGATGCTCACGAAAATCTGGTCGGTGACCCGGGAAACTTTGAAGAAGGCGACCCGGTTTACTCCCGCGTAGAAAACCCCGCAACGGACGCATGGGTGAACGAACAGCGTGCGCATGACCTTAATGCGTTTATTCAGCACTACAGCGAGAAGCTTGATGTGCATATCCGCAATGGCGGCGAGCAATTTGACAGTAAATCGAATGAGCTTAGAAACCTCATCGTATCGGCGCGCCTATTCAGAGAACAGCTTCGCGGGGGCCAGGTATGAGCATGACAGCAGAACAACTGGCGCAACTGCGCGAAGTAGCGGAACGGGCCACTCCGGGCGACTGGCGTCGCGCATCAACTCGATTCAATGGCATCACCGCAACGCCATTCACTCTCGGCGGCGAAGAGGTGATGCTGGCCAGCGCAAGCGAAAAGCGGGACGCAGAGTTTATCGCCGCGTTTCACCCTGCCATAGCGCTGGCGCTGCTTGATGAACTGGAGCGGAAAGATAAGAGCATCGCTGAACTGGAAAGGATGACGCCAGAGGAGCGCTCAAAACACGACGCAGGCATTAAGGAGCTTGCCGCATTGCTCGCAGCGCCAGCAGTACAGGCAGAGCAGTTGTCCGGAAATACCGAACAGGTAAGCCAGCCCACGTTGCCTGAGGGTTACCTGCAAGGCTACAAAGACGGTTGCGAGTGGTCCGCTCTAATGGCAGAGGCTAATCATCCGCAAACCGGTGACTGGTTGTTTGACGACCCTATTGAGCTGGCGAAAGCTATTCGCAAAGGCCCGGATATGCTGCCAGCCGAGCCCGGCAACTCTCCGGTAATCCCGGAGGGTTGGACCGGTAGCGACAAGGCCAATGCAGCACTGGTAATGCTTGACCGCATCGACACGGTAGACCCTGTTGACGATGACCGGATTGAAGGAATTAAGCGAATTATTCGTGAGCTGGCAGCCGCACCGAAGCAGGAGGCTAACAATGGCTAATCTGCAACTCGCAGTAAACGGCGAATACTTCGACCAAATGAAGAGCGGCGAGAAAACGGAAGAGTATCGACTGGTTAACCCTTACTGGGGCCGTCGCATATTCGGGCGTAAATATGACCGTCTAATTATCACCAGAGGTTATCCGAAGCGCGATGATGTAAACAAGCGCATCGATATCCCCTATGACGGTTACGAGATTAAGGTAATAACCCACCCGCATTTTGGGCCCGACCCGGTAAAGGTTTTCGCAATCAAAGTGGCGGTGAGTGATGCCTGAATCAGCAACGAATACAGCCCGCGCAATGCGGGTTTCTTTTTGCCTGGAGGAAATGACGTGAAACTAATTGATATTTTGGTGCAGAAATTACAGAAGCACGGTGGTTGGCCAGATGGTGCGGTTGAATGCTGTCGTTTCGTGGATGAAGCAAATATCGATTTTTATGATGAGTCAGGTAACTGGCCGATAGATTGCGGTGAAAAATATGGAGCAATTGCACTGAAGGCAGTAAGAAAGAAAACCATTCCCTGCGAATGTGAAAAGGTAACTCGCGAGCAATACGAATCCGCACTGGCCGCCAGTCAGCCGCAGTGGAATGGCGAGGGATTGCCTCCGGCTGGTTGTGAGTGTGAAGCTTTATTCTACTCAGGAAGAGGTGAGTGGTATCGGGCTAAGATTATTGGGCATGATGACGGACGTGTGATTGGTAGGTGGATTGAGGGGCCGAAGGAGTATGAAATTTTAGACTATATATCACCGCACGGCGCTTTCCGCCCCATCCGCTCGGAAACCGAACAAAATCGAGAAGAAGCCATAACACGCCTTCAGGTTGAGTCGCAGAGCGAGCACTGGCAGGCACCGATTTCTGCATCGCAGGCCATAAACATTTACGACGCCATAGCAGCCGGGAAAATCCCCCACATCCAACTCAAATAGCCGCAGACCAGCGGCTTTTTTATTGCCTGGAGATAACCAATGGAGTCATACAGCCTCACATTAGATGAGGCCTGCGCCATGCTCGGCATATCCAGACCAACCGCAACAAACTGGATCAAGTCAGGAAGACTGCAGGCCACCCGCAAAGACCCCGCAAAACCAAAATCCCCCTACCTCACTACTCGCCAGGCTTGCATTGCGGCCCTCAACTCGCCGCTGCATACTGTTGCCGTGAGCGCGGGTGATGAACATAAAGAGGATCGAAAATGTCCATCTTCCGCAGAGGTGAAATATGGTACGCCTCGTACTCGCTCCCGGGCGGGAAGCGAATTAAGGAAAGCCTTGGGACTTCCGACAAGCGGCTCGCTAATGAGCTACATGACAAGCGCAAAGCTGAACTGTGGCGAGTAGAGCGGCTTGGGGATTTCCCGGACGTAACGTTTGATGATGCCTGCATGCGCTGGCTGGAAGAAAAAGCAGAGAAGAAGTCTCTCAAGGACGATCGTGGCCGGATGGCGTTCTGGCTGGCGCACTTTGAAGGAGTTCGGTTAAAGGATATCACTGAGCAAAAAATTTACTCTGCAGTCAGTCGGATGAGTAACAGGAAGCAACTGGAGATATGGAAAGCAAAAGCGGCTGCAGCGCAAAGGAATGGAGTGCCGGCACCTGAATACCAGGCGACACAGGTAACCACGTCAACCAAAGCAAAACATCTGGCGCTGATGAAGGCGATCCTTCGTGCTGCAGAAAGGGAATGGAAGTGGCTGGAGAAAGCGCCGGTTATCAAAATCCCTCAGGTAAGGAATAAGCGCGTCCGGTGGCTAGAAGTGGAAGAAGCAAAAAGGCTGATTGATGAATGCCCGGAACCCCTTAAATCGGTCGTCAGATTTGCGCTGGCAACCGGCCTAAGGCGTTCGAACATCATCAATCTGGAATGGCAACAAATCGACATGCAGCGTCGTGTTGCCTGGGTAAACCCTGAGGACAGCAAATCCAACAGAGCCATTGGGGTGGCGCTGAACGATACGGCCTGCAGGGTGCTCAGGGAGCAGATAGGCAACCACAATAAATGGGTTTTTGTCCACCTTAAATCAGGCAACCGGCCGGACGGAACAAAAACACCAGAAGTCAGGAAAATGCGTGTTGATGACGGACGTGCATGGAATGCAGCCTGTCGTCGTGCAGGGATAGAGGATTTCAGGTTTCACGACCTGAGACACACATGGGCAAGTTGGCTGATCCAGTCCGGCGTCCCGCTGTCTGTCCTGCAGGAAATGGGAGGATGGGAGTCTATTGAAATGGTGCGGCGTTATGCGCATCTGGCACCCAACCATTTAACCGAACATGCGCGGCAAATTGACTCAATTTTGGGGGTTTGCGTCCCAAATATGTCCCACTATGAAAATCAGGAGGAATTTAAAGAGGCGTAAGTGACTGAAAACAAATGGCGCGCCCTGCAGGATTCGAACCTGCGACCCACGGCTTAGAAGGCCGTTGCTCTATCCGACTGAGCTAAGGGCG